AGGAGGCCAAATGACCTATGACCTGATGCCCAAGGAGGCTGCCGTCGATTATCTGACGGATCTCCTCCACGAGTTCCCATTCGCCGATGACGGGGGGCGATCTCTCTCCTGCCAGATCGCCGCCATGATGACGCGCTTCGCGGTCTCTCTTCTCCCCGAGCAGGCTCAGGTGCCGCTGGTCATCTGGAATGCCAACGGCCCTGCCGCCGGGAAGTCGCTCCTGGCCATGGTGGTGGAGGTGCCGGTGAGGGGATTCGCAGCGATGCGCGCCCTCCCAGAGGAACGAGAGGAGCTTCAGAAGGTGCTGGACTCGGAGGTGCTGGCGGGAAGTGATTCCGTTATTTTCGATAACGTGAAGGACAAGCTGGACTCGGCCTATCTGGAGCAGTTCGCGACTTCCTCGGTAGTATCGGTGCGTCGGCTCGGATCGTCGGCGAAGTATGAGGTGGCCAAGCAGACGATGCTGATGTTCACCAGCAATCAGGCCGAGGTCTCCTCTGACATCGCGCGTCGGTCGATCTTCATCGATCTCTTCCAGAAGGAGGCCGACCCTCAGGCCCGCAAGATCGAGCGTCCGATGGGTGCCGAGTATCTGGCGAGGCCGGAGGTGCGATTCGCCATTCTCTCGGCTCTCTGGTCGCTCATCGTTGCCTGGGACAAGGCTGGGCGTCCGGCCTGCTCGTCGCGGCTCGTTGGCTTTGAGGACTGGAGCCGTGTCATCGGGGGGATCGTGGAGAATGCGGGCTTCGGCGATCCGCTGCGGAAGCCAGAGAGTGAGGACTTCGGCGATCCTGACGCCGCCGACATGCGCGATCTGGTGCAGGCGATGGCCGAGGGGATCTTCCAAGATGGCCTTGAACTCCGCTGCCGTGAGGGCGTGACATTCGATGAGGTGATCTGGATCTGCCGGAATAAGGGGCTCTTCGAGGAGCAGATCAAGGGGAAGGTGGACCGGGAGACCAAGGAGTTTGATCTTTATCAATCTAGTAGGTGCAAGATGTCCCGCCTCTTCGCCCGCTACAATGGGCGGGTCTTCCGGTTCGGTGAGGAGCTGGGAACGGTGAAGCTCGAGCGTGTAGGAGGGAAGGACAAACGCCGCTGGCGTGTGAGCTAAAAGGAATACCCCCCCCGGTGGCTCTCCGGCAGGGGCTGAAAAAAATCATGTCGGGGGGGGTCTTCTTTGTAGTCGGGTGAGCTAACGGAACTGGCGGAACAATTAACCCAGTGCAAGGTTGTGGCCATGCACAGGGTTTTCCTTTTTCTGGCTATAGTTACCACCGGATGCTCCACCACTAAATCGCCAGATTCCAAGCTACTTCTCGCCGCTTATATGATGGGTAGGATGGATGCGATCCGTGAGATGAATCAGGCCGTCACGCATCCATCTCACCATCCCTCCCGCGCCCTTGGATTGCCAAAGAAAACGACTGTCAGTGGCGGAAGTGGCCAATGATTTCGGGAAAGAGGGGTCGGGGTTCGTGATTCGGATCGTTTTACAGACTGTGAGTGTCGGCGTTGAGATTGTCTCTCCGCACCACATTCGCACCGATCAATACACTTACCATTAACCTCTTATCTATATTATATAGAATGTATCGATTGTATTTTGATCTCCCAGCTAGTTTTTCTCTCGGTCGCTCGAGTAGAAACTGGTGGGAAACGGCGTCGAGCGTCTGATCGTCCGGTGACTCCCCCCTCGGTAAGGAATCTCTTCCCACCTCGACCTCCTCGCGGTTGGGCGCACTGGCGTTGTTTTTGCGCGAATTAGCTTGGAACGTTAGGGAAGCCGATTAGTTCCCAACCTTCCGCGCCCGTTCCGTTCCGTTCCTTTGACACGGAACGGAAGCCATGAGGAATTCCCGTCACGAGTCCGCGCTCATCGAAGAGTGCGCCTCCGCTCACTCCGTCTCCGTCCGCGCCGTCAGGAACTGGCGAGTGAAGGACGACCCCCGGTGGAGGGAGTTCATCCGGTCACGCGCCCAGGATTCGACCTTCGCCTTCGCCCGTCCCGAGGCCGCAGCCAAGCCGATGAGCCCTGAAGAGACGGAGTTGGCAGCCGCCGTGCGCCATGCCCGGCTCTCTATGCTCTGTGATAAGACTGAAGAGGCGGGGAACTTCAACTCCCTCGGTGCCCTGCTGAAGGCGGCCTCGGAGGCTCACAAGCTCTGGCTACAAGTCGCCGAGAACAACCTGAAGTTGGCCACCTCTGCCGGTCGGCTGGTCGAGGTCTCGAAGGTCTCGGAGTTCATCTTGGGTAACATGGCCATGGCCAAGGGCCTGATGGAGAACCTTCCCGATGTGCTGGCCGCCCGGATCGAGTCTCAGTCCGATGTCTCCGGGATCGTCCGCGACGAGGTAGTCGCCATCCTCCGCGAACTAGCCGCCGCCTCCGCTTCCGCACCTTGGAATGCCAAGGCCACCGCCCCCGATGTCACCGGCACTCCAGAAGCTTGAATCCGATCTGGCTTCCATGTGGGAGCCTCGGGAGCGACCGGATCCCCTGACATGGGCAGAGAGGGAGATCGTGCTGGATCCCCGCTTCTCTCCGCGCCCCGGGCGGTTCTCCTGTGACTTCACCCCCTACCTCCGACAGCTTCACCTCTGGTTCGGAGACCGGAAGATCCGGCAGATCACCTTCGTGAAGAGTGCCCAGATCGGCGGCACCACCCTGCTGGCGAACCTCATCCAGTATGCCGTCGCACAGGATCCCGGCCCGATCCTCTACGTCACCTCGACCGCTGAGAATGCGAAGTCATGGAGCGAGCGTGAACTCATCCCCCGGCTGCGCTCCTGCGCGGCCATCAAGCCGGTCATGCCTCACGACCCCGATCTCTTCAAGAAGACAGAGATGCAGTTCAAGTCCTGCACCCTCAAGCTGGTCGGATCGAATAGCGAGGCGAACCTCGCCTCCCGTCCCACCCGCTACCTCTTCTGCGACGAGGTGGACAAGTGGCCCGACGCCTCCGCGACCGAGGCCCCGTCCCTTGAGCTTGCCATGGCTAGGACGAACTTCTACCGGACCATCTGCAAGCGCGTCCTCGCCTCGACTCCCACCGTCGAGACCGGCGCGATCTGGTCGCAGTTCATGGCTGGGAGCCAGCACCGCTACCATGTCGCCTGCCCGTCATGCGGAGCCGAGCAGCACCTAGAGTTCGAGCAAGTCCGCTGGTCGGATGAGCTTCGCGGTTCGGACGGGGCGTGGGATCTGGACGGCGTGGCCGATACCGCCTGCTACCAGTGCCGCGAGTGCGGCGAACTCTGGCCACAGGAGATGCAGAGAAAGCTCGTCGGCGATGGCCGGTGGATCGCGGGGAATCCCCTCGCACCCCGCGACCACATCTCCTGCCACATCTCCGCCCTCTACTCCCCCCAGATGACTTGGGGGGAGCTGGCCAAGCTCTTCCTTCAGAAGTCCTCCACCCCCGGAGGGCTGCACGATTTTCGGAATACCTACGAAGGGCTCCCCTTCGAGAACCGCACCGCCTCCGTGAAGGAGGATGCCATCCTCGATCTGCGCGGCGGCTACCGGCTGCGGGAGATCCCTGGGGAGGTCACCGCTGGAGGCTCACCGGCGATCCTCACCCTGTGCGCCGATCCTGGCGAGAAGCAGACCCATTGGTCGGTCGAGGCTCGGAATGACCAGGGAGAGAGTTGGGTCGTGGACTACGGCACCGTGCTATCCGTCGAGGATCTGATCTCGCCCGAGTTCCTTGCCGCTCGCCGCTACCAGTTGCCCGGGAGCGACGAGATCGTCGCGCCGGTGGCCGGGCTGATCGACTCCGGCTTCCTGACGGAGAGGGTCTATTCCGTCTGCGCGAAGAGCGTCGGCCTCTACTACCCATCCAAGGGATCGGAGAGCACCTTCGGGAACTACGCCGTCACCACCATCAAGGGGCTGAATATCCTGCTCTACACCTACGGAGACACCATCTGGAAGACCCACCTCTATCTGGAGAGGATCAAGAAGCGGCTGCCGCCACAGCTTCATCTCCCGAGCGATGTCGGGCGGGACTTCATCGAGGGGCACACCGGCCAGCAGTTACTGGAGAATAAGAACTCCCGAGTCTCCCCCTTCTACTGGAAGAAGGTCGCGGCGGACCACTTCGGCGACTGCACGAAGTTGCACTGCGTGGCATGGGCCGTGATGCGGAATAACTTTGGGAGAGCCCAGCCTTCGCCTTCTCCTGCTAGTGTTCCGGTGGACAGCCAGTGACATTTGACTTCCCACGGCCTACATGGCCGACTCCTACAAACTAGACCAGCTTCAAGACCTTTCAGGTGTTAAGCGGTATCTGAGGCGCAAGTTCAGCGCAGAGGAGCTCGATGCCTTGGCAGACGAGGCATTCGGGAAGATTGATGAGTCGGTCGTGATCTCGTCCTATGGTCAGGGAGGCGGAGTCACAGGCCAGATGAGCGTCCCGGCCAATCTCCTTCTTGCCGCCATCGAGTCGATCATCGCGGAAGGCCCCGGTGGCCGTCAGCTTGGCACCTCTCCCGACTTCAGCGGCCAACGCTGGTCGGTTTGATTTTCTCCCCTAGAGCAGTCCAATGTTCCAAGGCTGGCGAGAAGGTCTCCAAAACCATCTGGCTCGGTTCGATTCCGAGGGGCTGTGCCAATTTTGATTTCTTTGATTGTTGGACGGCACTCGCCTCCCGGCGAGCGGTGCCGCCCTTCGGGTCACGCTTCGCGTGATCTTACGCGCCGGTTCCCACCGGCTTGTTTGACAGGGTGCGTTTGAAATGCCGAAGAAATCAAACTTATCAAAGCGCGGTGGCTATCGACCCGGAGCGGGTCGCCCGAAGAAGGCAACCAACTTCTCCTCTGCCGATGGCATCGCATCGCCACAGAGGATGTGGATCTACACTCCGACACTCGACGCGAGCAAGGCACTCACCCCTTCAGCCCGGATCGAGCGAACTAAAAAAAGTTTCTTTTTGTATGAGCATATCGGCCTTGCAGCATGCGCCGTTGATACTGTTGCAAAGTTCGTAGGGCCATTGATCCCGCAGGCAACAACCTCTGATGAAGCATGGAATAGAGAGGTCGAGCAGGCTTTTGAGGCTGCCTGTGGCAATGCAGCTTTTGGTTGTGATGTTTCACAAGCTGTCAACTTCTACGAGGCCCAGACGCTGTTGGTGAAGCAGATGGCCCTTGCCGGTGATGTCTTCTGGCAGAAGCAGACAAGCAACTCTGGCCGCGCCATGTTCCGAATCATCCCCGGCGAGAATGTCGGATCATCCTATGCCGATCAAAAGGAGGGATGGATCGACGGGGTGAAGCTATCCAAGCTCGGAGCCCCGACCCGATACCGCGTCCTCAAGAACCCGACGAACTTCAGCGAGTTTAACGAGATCAGCTCGGACGACCTGACCAGAGTCGGGAAAATTGATCGCCTCGGCCAACCAAGGTCCACTCCTTGGCTCCACCGCGCCGCCGACCACCTGCAGGACATCACCGAGATTCTTGGCTACGAGAAGATGAGCGCGAAGCTTGGCTCCTCGCTGGCCTTTGTCATCACCTCGCCAGAGGCCGGGCAGATCGGCCTTGGCTCCTCACTTCAGAAGGTGCAGGCGGCAGGCGGTAGCATCACCAAGGACATTCTTACAGATGGGTCGATCATCCCTCAGTTGAAGCCCGGCGAGCGCATCGAAAGTTTCAACAACGCCCACCCCTCCGCGAACCTCGACACCTTTCTGACCTACCTCCGCCGTGACATAGCACACGGCTTCGGCATTCCGAATGCCATTCTCTTTGATCCAGAACAGGCCGGAGGAGCGACGATGAGGTTCGCGATGGAGAGCGCATCCTCAACGATCAAGCTGATTCAGGAAACCATCATCAACAATTTTGCTTTCCCGTTCTGGAAATTCTGGGTCTGGAACGAAATACAAGCAGGTAGGATTAGGGAGAACAAAGAGTTCGGGTTCCTTCGCAAGGTTGCATGGGTCGCCCCGCAGAAGATCAGCGTGGACATCGGTCGTGATGGTCGCCTCTACAGCGACATGCTGCTCCGTGGTCAGATCTCCCCGCAGGACTTCTACAACATGCAGGGGAAGGATCACGACAAGGTGCTCGACGATACCATCCGCGCAGCCGTCCGCCGCAAGAAGCGGGTCGCAGAGATCGCAGCCGAGGAAGGCGTCGAGATCAGCGTTCAGGAAGTCTTCCCTCCTGCGCCCGGATCACCCGTTCCACCTCCGGCACCAGACCCGGTGACTGACCCCGCCGTTTGATGGCACTCGCCTCCCGGCGAGCGGTGCCACCCTTCGGGCCACGCTTGCGCGTGGTCCAATGCGGGCGTTCCCACGCCCTTATTTGACACTCCGCATTTCCTCAATATGCAGAAGCTGACTTTCTTCGCCGCCGCCACTGGCTCACGAGTAGACCGTGAAGCTGGCGTCCTTCGCGGCGTCTCGGTCATCACCGAGGGAGAGGCCAAGGGTCACGGCATGATCGTGGACGGCGTGACGCTTGAGCAAGTGAAGGCTTGTGCCGAGACCTACGTCGACGGCCTCCGGGTTAAGATGGATCACTACACGGGAATCGACGCCATGGTCGGAGTCCTCCGTGACTTCCAGATCGACGGCCTCCAGCTCCGCGCCGATCTGCACCTGATTAAGAGCCACGACGATTTCGAGAAGATCCTCGAGATGGCCGAGACCATGCCTGGCTCTTTTGGTCTTTCCATCTCCTTCTCGGGAGAGAGCGAGGATGTCGAGGTTCCCTCTGATGACAGCGAAGAGGTTGAGCCGAACAGCGGCGAACTCCCTCCGTCAGTTGAAGGCGGCGTCGAGATCGTCCGTGCCGCCCGGTGCATGGAGATCTACTCCGCAGACATCGTGGATCAGCCCGCAGCGAACCCATCCGGCCTTTTTCAAGCTATGCCAGAAGACATCAACCCCGTAGAAGTTCCCGCCGAGGCTCCCGTCGAGGAGATCAAGGCCGAGGAAGTCACCGCCGAACTCGAAGTGAAAGGCCCCGAGGGGACTCAGAACATTTCCGAGGAAGCCGCCCCTGCCGAGGCCCCCGTCGAGAAGGATGAGGAAGTGAAGGCCGAGCCTGCCGCAGAGGAGAAGGTCGAGGAAGTCGTCGTCGCCCCTGCTCCCGTGGAAGACCTCCCCGAGGAAAAGCTCTCGAGCAAGCTCTCCCATGTCGTTCTCAATTTTGAGAACACCAAGGCCGAGGTCATCAACCTCCGCGCCGATCTTGAGACCGCCCATCGCAATCTCTCCGCGCTGAAGGCTGAAGTCGAGCAGCGTGATCTGGAAGTCGCCCGGCTTTCCAAGGTGCGTGACCTAGCCCTCCGCGCCGCTGGTCTGCTCCCCTCCGATGTCGAGATCGAGATGGACGCACAGGCCGCCCCCTTCAATCCCGTCGAGGCTTACGCCGCCGCCGTCGAGGCAGGCGACAAGAAGCTCGCAGCCGAACTTTTCAAGGCGCACAAGACCGCGATCTTCGCGGCTCGGCGCAACTAATTTCATGAGGCAATAACGCCACAGGAAACCAAGCAAACCCAACCCAACCCAACCCCACCACCATGCCCAACACCATTGATTCCGCGCTCATCGCGAGCACGATCTCTGAGCAGGCGCAGACCGTGCTTGGCAACCGCCTCGCAGCTCTGAATCTGTTCTCCTCCGACTTCTCCGCAGAGGTCAAGAAGCCCAAGGACACCATCCAGGTGCCCGTCGCCACGGCAACCTCCAGCACCCAGACCAACCCGACCAGCTTCAACAGCACGGGCGGCACGACTCTGGACAAGGCCACCGTCGCCCTCGACCACCTCTATCAGCCCTTCGGCCTCGATTACTCGGACATTCAGTCCGGCATCAAGCTTGAGAAGCTGGTGAAGATCAACCTCAACGCCCTCGCCGACAAGATTTGGGCCGTTGTGACCACCCCGATCACCGTTGCCAACTACGGCTCGGCAGTCGTCGCTCCCGCCACTGCTTCCGCGAACTTCGCCGCTGGCGATCTCGCCAAGCTCTGGGCCTCCGTTAGCAAGAGCAGCAGCAAGGGCCTCGTGCTCTCGCCGACCCTCTACAGCGGCATCATCCCGACCGCGACGACCTCGATCACGCTCGACAAGGGCGCGTATGGGTTCGACAACGGCGTGTTCTACGCGAATCAGTTCGCTGGACAGACCCGCCTCGCTGGATTCGCTTGCAGCCCCGAGGCTCTGGCGATTGCCTCCGCCGCTCCTGCGCTCGATCACGTCCGTGACGAGTATCTGGTCAGCGACGTGGTGGTTCTCGAGCAGCTCGGCATGAGCATCTACTACAACGTGATGGCAGATCGCAGCACCCGCGCGATCGTCGCCTCCGCCGAGGTGATGTTCGGAGCCGCGAAGGCCGTCACTTCCGGAACGATGGGTCTCATCGTCGCCGCCGCCTAAGTCCTCCCACTAGGCAAACCAAGCAAGGCCGTCCCTCGTGCGTGGGGGACGGCCTTCTGCTTTTTGTGGAGAAAGGTGGATAGACTGAAGACTGAAGGCTGAAGGCAGTTTTGACACCTACGATCTGGTGTGAAGCGCAGCACCATCCTCCGGGCATCCCGCAAGCGCATCGGCTACGTCTCCGACGCGACAGGCACACGGATCTCCATTGCCGGGGGCAAGCCCTTCTTTGCCTCGGTCTCCTTCCCCTCGATCTCCGACAGCTTGGAAACTGGCGGGTTCAACATCGCCACCTCCCTGACCGCAGTCTGGCCTATTGGCCGCGCTGCGAAGCCCGTCAAGGGGGCCGTCCTGAAGCTCGTGGATGAGAACGTCACATTCAGGATCGAGCACTCCGTCAGCAACATCGGCGACCCGGTGAATCCGTCGATCACCGTCCAGGCACTCCGCGACTAATCCCATGAATCCCCTAGCCATCGAAGCCGCTTTCAAGTCGGCCCTCGCCGTCTCCTTCCCGACGGCAGTGATCCACACGGGCACAAGCTACGAAGAGATCCCCCCGGAGACCACGACACTGGTTATCTCGGTCGAGAATCTGAACACCGTTGGCCTCGGACTCTACACCGCGACGGCCATGATCCGTCTGATGTCCCCGGCATTGCTTGGTGCTGAATCCTACGACGACTTTTCAGACGCACTCGATGATCTGAAGAACGTCACCACGCAAGCGTCACTCCTGACCAAGTGGCCGACTAACGACGCCCCGAATCTCTGCGGTGCGTGGCTTTCCAGCATTTCGACCAGCAACAGCGGCAACGCATGGCAGGCCGATCTCACCATGACCCTCGGCGTCATGGACTGAACAACCCATTTGACATCACCCAACTCTTAACTCCCAACCCACCTATTCATGGCAACACTCCTCGGCACTTCTACTGGCACAACCTTCGGCTGCACCGCCGAAACCGGCATCCTCATCAATTCCTTCAGCATCAACGCGACCAGCGACAAGGCTGAAGTCCGCGACCAAGACGGCGACGTGGTTCTCGTCAGCTACTACAACGAACGCGCCGAGGTCTCGGTCGCTGGCACCGTTGCCGGGACGACAGGCGTGACCGCCGCAGTCGTTGGCGCGGCCCTGACCCTTGCGAACATCGAGAGCGTCGGCGGCGTTAGCACCGGAGTGGTCGCAGTCAACAGCGTCTCGGTCTCCAAGAAGCCCGATGGCTTCAAGGACATCAACATCAGCGCGACCCGTTACAAGAACATCACCGCCGGGGCCTAATCTCCTCCACCCACAGCCTCGCCCCCCGGCTAAGTAGGGGGGCACCCTTAATAACATGAATACACCCGAAGACTCCAATCAAGGCAGTTGGTTCTCCACGACTGACCTGAAGCTCGCCGTTTCTCTTCATGCGGCAGGCTTCCCGTTCAAGCAGGACGGGGAATGCACTCGGATCGTCCGAGATGGCGGCGAGAGCTTCACCTGGCACTTTGAGCCTGTGAATCGCGATGGTGGCAAGATCGCCGACTTCATGCGCGCATGGGAGAATCCCGAGGCCGAGGGCATCGAGCGACCTGATCCGATGATCTGCTTCCTGCTGGCAAGGGAGGCCATGTTCACCCGGACGCACGTCATCTCTGAGTCGCACAAGGTTCCCCAGCACATGCTCCTTCAGCGCGGCGACAAGCGGTTGCTTGTGACCCCTCGCCTCGGTCGCACCGAGCGCGAATGTCTCGCCAAGATGGCATCGTAGGGGAAATGAAGAATGAAAAATGAAAAATGAAAAAACGGAATTCAACCCATGGAAATGGCTGTTTCTAGGGATGTGTTTCAATCTCCTTTTCGGGAAGTGCATTTGGGGTCTCATCTGCTTGGGTCTTCATCTTCCCCTTCCTTGATTTCCTGAGTTCCTGATCATCCCCCATTCAGCCTTTCGGTTCCCAATCCCTAACTCCCAACTCCAAACTCCCAACTACCAACCATGGACAATGACCTGACCCCTGACCTGAACGAGATCGACACCACCGAGCGCAATCGAGACCTCGACCGCGACATCCTGCGCCCCGGCATCGATATCGCCGGGCTGAAGCTTCGCCACTTCTCGGCAGGCGACCTTGCCGTCCTCATGGATGCCGGGGTCGGCCTTGTCTTTGGACGCACCGACTCCATTGCCATGGATGTCGGCTCGATCCTCTTTGCGCAGTCTACCCCGAGGGAGGAAGTCCGCCGCCTGAGTGCCGACAAGGATGCGTTCCGCGCTAGGGTCTTTGAATTCTTGGACGAATACGAGCCGGGAGTCTTCACCGAGGCCACTCCCCGGATCATGGAGCTGGTGGAGCACATGGGCAAGGGTCGCGCCGCGCAGAAGGGAACTGCTGGGACATCGGGTGCGGCGGGGTCAAAAAAAAATGGTCGCCGAGTTGGCTGATCGGATACGTCGGGACGCTGGCCGCGCGCACCTCATGGTCGCATGACTTCATCCTGTGGGAACTTCCCTTCAGCGAGGGGCTGCGCCTGATCGACTACTACGCATGGATCGGTAGCCAGCCTAGGGATGGCATCGACTTCCGCTGGGCAGACGACGTGTGGGATGTGGCTAGTGAATTGACAGGCGGCGAATAAGGTATGGCCACGCCGAAAGTCGAGATTGATAACAGGAGGCTTCTTGAACGCATGAGGCGATATCAGGATGTCACTGGCCGGGAAATAGGATCGACCATGCGGAGAGGGGCGCGGCTACTGGCCGTCAATCTTGCTTTCTCCACGCCACCTTACGGAAGGGACATTGCCGCAAGGAAGCTCGGAGAGAAGGCCGTGCAGAATGACATCCTTAGGGTTATGCGCCCGATGGAGCGGATCAATCTCCCGTTCAGCACAAACGTCGAGCCTTTTAAGAAAACAGTCGAACGATTGGTCACCAACAACAGGGCATTAAGAAGGTCTCTTCTGAAAGCGATAAGCGACTTTGACATCGCTAGATTTGCCTCACTCCTACGGCATGTGAATGGTTTTTCAAGCCTCAATGTGATCCCTGAAGCATCTCCTGATCTCCACCGCCGAACTCGGAATAATGCAGGACGGGTGAGCAGAGGATGGAGAGGCCGCGACATTGTTTTTAGTTCAGGAAGCCTTCAGGAATACATCAGAAGAAAACAACAGATGGTTGGCTTCACAAAGGCGGCATGGGCCGCCTGCGCGATCTCCGTGAGAGCTAATGTTGTGGACGCACTTTCCGGCATCCCGACATGGGTGAGGAGGCATGCATCGAATGTCCCTCATAACGTCATGGATGCCAGTGATGCTTTCGCTCCCAAGATCACGCTTACCAACAGGCTTCCTTGGGCGCATACAGCCCTTCGTCCGACCGATCACAGGGAGGCCATCCGCCTAAGCCGCGAGAAGTTCTTCAACTCCATGGGAACGGAGATTCGAGCCGCACTTAGACGGGCAGCGTCATCTTCCTAGTGTTTCCTTTTTGACTCCGCGCCTTCTTGAATATGCATAGCCTTCAACCCAAAAGACTAACCGCATGAGCAGCGACGTTTCAGTCAGTTTAGGCGTTACGGGCCGGGAGGTCGTCCTTGGGGCGTTCTCAGAGGTGGGTGCTGCGGGGCAGAATATGGCAGGCATCTTTAGTGGAATCGCGGGGCGGCTGGCTGGTCTGGCTGCTGGTTACCTTTCTGTTTCAGGTGCTGTGCATGCATTTAACTCCGTCATGGATCGGGGGGGACAACTTGCCGACTTTTCAGAGCAGACAGGCATTGCCGTAGAACGTTTAGTGGTGCTTGAACGCGCTTTTGAAAACAACGGAATGCATGCAGGGGATCTTGGACAGATCATTAACCGCATGCAGAGGTTTATCACGTCTGTTGGGGATGAGGGTTCGGTGGCAGCAACCAAGCTGGCCGCGATTGGAATCAAGGTAACCGAACTCCGCAACATGACTCCTGACGAGCAATTCAGGACAATAGCACAAGCAATCGCTGGCATTCAAGACCCTGGTGAACGCGCGGCCACGGCCATGGAGATTTTCGGTCGAAGTGGTGGGCGGTTGATGGCATTTTTTAATGATTTCGACGGAAGCGTCTCCCAAGCCAATCAAGAAGTTGGGAGCTTTGCATCTGTTATGAATGACAACGCATCTTCTTTTGACTCCATCGGAGACGGAATTGCCGCCATTATCGGGAAGATAACGGAGTTCACTGCGGGGATTCTATCTGCTGCGGTGCCTGCGATCCGGACGCTTGTCGATAGCCTAAGAACCGTAGACGCAACGGAATTCGGAATGCAGTTTTCATCCGGTCTTGCGGAAGGGATCAATGTGGCTCTTTCCGTCTTCAGAAATCCCGGCAACCTGTTTTTGTTATTTGGGGATTCCTTGGTTGTGGTGCTTCAGACGGCAGTCAATACACTGCTTGATTCGATGGCTTATGTCTTTCGATGGATTTCGAATTACGCATCAGAATTAATCCCAGGATATGGTGACCTTTTGAGTGCAACATTCACGGCTGCATTGCATGGAGTCCTCAGCTTCTTTAGAGGGCAAATGGGTCAGTCTTTCACCGATCTTGGCGCCCTGATTCCCGGAACTCTTGGGCAAGCATTGACCGATGCGGGTCAAGCACTCATTTCCTCTTCGCAACAGTCTTCTGATATTGCCAACCAAGCACTTGCCGGGGCATGGGATAGAATCGCAGGAGCGGCGGCACGGGCGACCGAGCAGACCTCATACCAAAGACTGGATTGGCTGAATGTTGCAGCATCGTCAGAAAGACTCAGAGAGCATCTTCAGATCGCCTCTGAGTCAGGGGAGTCAATCCTGAATGACATGCGTGGTAGCAGAGAACATGCGTCAGATATTGCGGGGATCTTGGAGGATCTTTCGGTGCCAGCCCCCGAATGGTGGGAGCAGGGGCCTCCTACGGATCTCTTTTCAGACATGATGGCCCCCGATTGGTGGAATCAAAATCAACTTACCAATCAGGGCGGCGCGGCTCCATGGGATATTCCCGGCATATCTGGCGGCGGTGGCGGAGTCGGCCCCTCGGGAGGATCTGGGGGCGGCTCTGGCGGCGGTTCCGGTGGTGGATCTGGCAGTGGCGGCGGCGGTGCTGGCGGCTCAGAAATCTCAGCAACCCTCAGAGACATTTTAGAATGTCTGAGACGAGACATCGCCCCGGCGCTGCCGATTCAGGTGATGAGCTAACTAAAGAAAACACTATGGCAACCTTTCACGGCCCCACGACCGAACTGATCCTCCTCTCCGAGGATTCACTCAGCATCCAACCCTCGAGGCTGGCCATCCTTCAGCGCACCTACGCCTGCGCCGCTGGGTATGTCTCTACGGCTCGAGGTGTGCTAGTCCCCGGCCATGTGCCTAGCGGCTATGCGAACATGAGCCTCTTTTCCAAGCCGACCGAGAGTTCCATGGACGGCGGCATCATCACGTTCTCCTGCAACTACTACGGGGTGATGGCAACAGGCGACTATAACACGCCGCAGATCACTCGCGGCAGCGAGGTCAGATCATTCACCATTACCGGCACTCCGGCCATCTCGGGAAAATACATCGCGCCGACCTACAGCCAGCGATTCGTGCGCTCCTCGGCTACTGCGCTCACGCTTTCCATCCCCTCGCTTTCCACGGTCAAGCCCTCCGGGTTGATCCTCTTCAACGTCACAGGAGGCACGGCCACCGAGTCGAGCCTCGGGACGATCAGTGTGACCGTCCAGAACGTCTCTGAAGTGGACTACGGATCGGTGACCGAGGTCACCGCCACCTTCTCGATCTCCACGATCTACGGCTAGTCCCGAGGCCATGCCCAACCCCTCGCTAATCAAGTTCCGCGACTACCTGACGGCCCGACCGCCTAGAGGAAGCTCCTCGCCTCCCAGGACAATCAAGGCCGACGACCTCGACGGGAACTTCAAGAGATGCACTGTCAATAAGTCTCAGATTGGCGCGGCATTCTCTACTGGGGCAGTCTATGACGTGCTCTACACCGCCGAAGGGACCGAGTTGATTTTCGCCCCTAATGGAAGGTATGCCTACTGGAGGGAAATCGACATCTGCGTTGATGGCGTGGCTAAGAAGATGATGGTGCTCGGAACAGATCCTTACTGACCGCGCCGTGGCGACATTCATCAAAAATTACTGCGACTGCTGCC